CGTCGGCAGCAACGACGACCCACGCGGTGCCAGCTGCGAGAGACGACGTGCCTCCCGGAGCAAGCGACGCGGACACGGCCGACAACGTAACGTTGCCGGGGGCACCCAGGGGGCCTGCGTAGCCACCGGAGGTGACGCCACGGCCGTAGCACATCAGGCGCTCGTCAATCAACATCTATTTTGTTACCGCTCGGTTGAGCGGGCTAGGTCATTTCTGCCTAGCTCTTACGGTCTCCCGCAAGTACAGACTATATCTTACTCTGTATGCCAAGATAGGCCGACTCGGGCGTGAGGGGCATTAGCGCACCCCTCCGTCTTGCACTTTACCTTTTCTGACATACAGACTTCACGTACATAGTCGTTGAACCTTCCCCATCTTACAGGGGCTCGGCTGCTGATTGTCTCTATCATAACACTTTTCAAACCATCACGCTTGCGTTTTCACGCTACGTTGTGGTGGCTATGCCTAACGAGAGATTCCAGCAATTCTCGTGATTTTCATTCGCTGCTCACGCAGCGACGGACCCATGTTGAGTCGAATACAAAAGCGCCGTATTGCTCAGACTCCTGACATCTTCGAACCCCTGGCCCTGATACTCTTGCTGCCACGACACGGAGTCGGACAGCGACGTCGTGACGTAGTTGAGGGTGACGTCGTAGCCGTCATACGAAATGTAAGGTCCACGGACATAGTTCAGTCCGCCAGGCCCGACATTCGTCGTGCTTTCATTGATACCGGGCTGCATGGTAGTTGCACCACCAGTGCCGGTACCCGTGAAGCCCGAAATCACCTTGAATCTGCGTGCCCCACCCTGGCCCCGGAGACGCGGCGTAGAGTTACGCAGCGGCGTAGGACGTGGGGTAAGGAGCTTGGCTGGTGCCTCGTGCAATGCTTGTTACCGAGTGTGAACTACTCGGGTCACATCATTTCTGTGTGACTCTGCATGTCTCCATGCAGGCCAGACTATATCTTAGTCTGTCAATCTATGTGGTGGCCACAAACGCATGGCTTGCCTCGGTTGATTTGCCACCGTTGGCATGCTGCCTTTGCAGGATAACGCCCACGCAGAGCGTTACGGATCTTGGCCTTTTCTTCATCGGTATGCAAGACGCCGCGTTGCGACGCGCTGCGCTTCGCCTTGGACGCATCGGACCAAACATGTCCCACTTGGAACGTGCCCTTGTTGGGATTGGCTTTACGCATAGCGCTTAGCTTGGCCCGCGTAGCATCTGAATGCGTCGAACCCTGGCGTGCGGCCCGGAGACGCTCTCGTGTCTCCCCCGTGTGGGACCGCCCATAAAAAGGGTTCGTCTCACCACACATTGTGGGTCCGCTATCGCCGCCGTCGGTCATATTTGTCAGGCGACATCCGATTTCTCGGTAGTAACCAATCCAGTATTTTTCTGCGTCTTCCCATGAAGACACAGAAACCACCTGAACAATCTCCATGCGCGGTTCGTAACCGCACCGCAGTAACTGAGACAGCCAGTTCGCCTTGTGGGAGCGTGGGCCGTGTCTCGCGTCATGGCGATGACGATTCAGACGTTGCTGAAGTGGTGTACTGGTTTTGCCTACATAACGAATCTCATTGTTCCGAGGATCAATGAGAACATAGATACTGACAGACTCCGCGTACATAGTCGTTGAACCTTCCCCTGTGACCGGGGCTCGGCTGCTGATTGGCTCTACCTTAGCATTTTCAAACCGTCACGCTTGCGCTTTGGCGCTACGTTGTGGTTGCTAAGTCTAGCAAGCTATCCCAGCAATTCTCGCGGTTATTGCCCGTCTATCGCTAGACGGCGACCCCGAGTGCGAGGTCGAACGGGAGCAGCCCAGTTGGGATCGGGTTACTCAGCGTCCACTCTTTTGACAGATTCTCAAAATCCGCAGTCCCCGTCGCCTTGGCCATCTCATACTGAGCGACGGCCTTAGCCACCTGGGCGCTACGGGTGATGTTGCGAGTGACCGGCACCACCTGGCGCATGTCACCATAAGGGCTACGGACCGTTCCGACGGCGACGTCGCCCGGAGCTGCGCTCACGAACTCAGTTTCACCATTCAGACCGGCGATCGTCGCCTTGGTCATTTCCTCTACAAACGCGGCGTGTTCGTCGCGAATCTGGACAGCGGGCTTGACAGCCTCGTTGCCCCGTCGCTTAGCCAGTTCTCCCGGATCGGAAGAACCGTCGAACAGGAGCCGCGCGTTGGGAACTCCTGCCATCAGGAATCCTTTCGTTAGCCGAGTTCAGCGCGCTTCGCTCGCAATTCGGCAAGTCGTACGCGTGAACCCTCACGGATATCACGGTCGGACGTGGACTTCATGATCTCCTCAAGTTTGGTGATCTGAACGTCCAGGACGTCCTTGTCGGCACTAGCCTTCAGTGCCTCAGTCGGCCGCGTGCGCACAATGGGAGATGGGGCTGCCATCTTCTCGACCGTCGCGAGACGCTCCTCTAGGGCAGAGACTGCCGAAACGGCCTGTGTCTTGCTCTCTTCGAGTGCCTTCGCAATAGCTGCTTGCTTTTTGGCCTGCTTTTCTGCACGCTTAGCAGCCTTGAGTGCCTTGGCGGCATCCCTCCGCTGCGTCCGCGCTTCGATCTGTTCAGGGGTGCGGATGCTCTTGGCCCCGCCCACTGCATTGATGGTGCCAGAGGCGCTGGAGCGATCGCCCTGAGCCGCCTGGTCGACGAGCTTCTTGTCCTTGCGCTTGGGGTGCTTGCGCTTGGCCTTCCGATTCTCACGCTTGGCGTCCTTGTCGGCGTCTCGCTCCTGGCGAGCACTCATGCCCCGCGTCATCTTTTTCATCTGCTTGCTCGTCTCTTTAGAAAGGACCCGGACGAGCTTCTTATCGCGCGCTCCGAGCACCTTGTCCAGCTCGTCAACAGTCATTTCTTCAATCTCCTTGGAGAGTCGTGCTTTGTTCGCGGCATCAATGAACCGTTCGGAGGACGACTTGCCCTTCTTCTTGGTTGGTGCCTTAGCGGAAGGGTCGTCAGGACCCAGCAGGTTAGTGATGTGGTCGCGCACGGCAGCAAGCGCCCCCACGGTTTTCATTGAAAGGCGTCTGCCAGCCTTGGTGACGTCTCCGGTGCTCTTTGCGGCAGCGAGGCCCTCGTGGAAGGCCATTTGCGCCATAATGCCAAGTGCATGAGAGACGTCGCACATCGCTTGTTCAGCAGCCATCGTGTCAAAGACGTCGTTGCCCTCACCCGCGGCGACCTCGATGGCTTCCCGCTGTGCGAACTTGCGGATCAGTTCCGACGCGTGCATAAGAGAAAGTGCGGCGTCCTTAGCCGTCGCAGCGTCCACACCTTCCCAGTCCGGAGAGCCCGGATCCTTCGACGCGTCCCCGGCTCCATGCTCGCTCATCCCCGTTAGGGCCGGATTCTTGCCGCTCACGGAAGCACCGCCCTTCGCCTTGATAGCCTTCTGGGTCTTCTTCCGATCCGTCGGCGGAAGCGGAAAACCTTTGCGTTTGGCAATGCGGAGGATATTCCGTCGGAGCGTTGCCTCATCGTAGTTGTTCGGGCCTGCTCGGCCAATGGACATGAGGGCGTCGGAAACGTCCCCCGGCGTGACGATCGGGAAGCTCCGGTTCTTGCCGGCAAAATCCTTTGCGGGGATCTTGTCCCGATCCACGCCGCCGCCGACGTTGGGGTCAAAGTCCCGCTTCGCGAGGGTGGCCTTGTCGATCTTTTCGCGAGGATCGCCCACCTGCATGGCGCCGCCAAAGCCCTCACGTATATCGCCTGTGTTGTATTGACCGTCACGACCCGTGCCGTCACAATCCGGGCACTCCTGGTCCGGGTTGACGTCGTTACCCAGGATCCCTGTGCCCTTGCAGGTCGGGCAGTCGTACGGAGGAGGAACCGGTTTGCCTGAAGGAGCGACGCCCTTTTCTTTCTCCATGGCAGCGAGGTATGCACTCGCGGACTCGCCAATCATGGGAGCCTTCCCGGTAGCAAAGCACGTAGGGCACCTTATCCCGTCTTTATGACCGTGGCCAGCACACGCCTTGCACAACGGACGCACCGTCACGGGAGCAGGATTGGTGCCTAGCGCCGCCCCGAGCGTCGTGACCGTCTCTTGGACGTCGCCATCTAACGCCTTGAGCATGAGGATCGGAAATCCATTGGCTCCTTTGCCAACTCCGTCCACACGGGTCGGCTGGAACTCCTCGATCTCCGTGATCGTCGCCTCGTCGGTTTCGACTTCCATATGCCTAACTCCTCAGTCCTGCGACGCTGGTTGCATCGGGCATTCGGCGCTTTGCCCGGCCTTGTGGTGAGACTCCACCGATGAGCCCCTGTTTGACGAGGGGCCAACTTTCCTCGCTCCAAATGATTCCCATGAGCCAGTCACCGGCTGTGATGGTTTGCTGTGTGCCATCCTGTGCCTTCACGACCCAGTCCGGGCCGCGGTAGATGTACGACTCGCAGACTTCCCCACTGCCCTCAGTCCCCTGTGCGTGCCACAGACCAACTTTTGGAGACGTCCGCAGATAGCTCCACGCCGCTTTTTCTACCGCATCGGGTCCAGCAAAATCACGGAAGCCGTCTTGAGCGACGCCGACATCAGGTTTGTTGGCTGGGTAGGCCACGGTGAGGGTGTACCTCTGTTCGGCGTTGGATTTGACGACCACCCCACTGACACCTACGGCTTTGGCCGAATACTCCTCGTGGTGAGCCACAAGGTCAGCGCAAGCCTTCGCGAGGTTCTTGGTCACCTTCTCCAACGAGAGTCCAGTCGCCTCCGCAGATCCCTCAACATTCAGGGTCGTGATCTTGCGAATGTCACCATGGCACGAGTCAAAGTCGCCACAATTGCAAACCATGCACACAGGCGTTGCCTTTCCAGAAAACCCGCGCCAGGGATCAACGACCGGCTTTGAAATGGGACGGTCGGTCCCTGTGGAGGTAGCCACGAGTGCCCGCCAGCAGGCACATCCTCGCTATTGGTTGCACGCCGTGATCCGTTGTAATCGAACCTGGCGCGGGAAAACTTGTTCTTGGCTTAGTGCTTGACCTTGCTCGCCCATGGAACGAGAACGAGGGGGACGCCGGCCGCGACGGCGGCACGGGCGTTCGCCACGCTGTTGTCAATCAAAATGTCCACATTGTGTTTGACACACCACTTCGCTTTGGCGACGTGGATCGGGCCACCAGCATGTCCCAGCACCGTCATGTCATCCCATGAGGCCCCGCAGCCAATACGATTCAGATAATCCGCCTTGATGTGGAAGTCCCGAACAGTCACTTTGTTTTTGGCCATGCCGGTCAAAATACTGACCGTATTGCCAGCCGACTTCAGAGCGATCATAAGGGTCTGCAACTCGGCCGGAGCGGCGTCTAAGGTCCCGTCTACGTCAATAGCCACGCGCATCGGTACGTACTCCTCGGACTAGGCCCACGCGTGCGGAGTGGGGAAACAACGACAGTTGGGATGCTCGGGAAACACAAGCGGAGAGCCAACGAAGTGAGGGTTGGCAGCTGCCCGAGCGCGACACGCAGGACACGGATGCTCCTCGGCGTGCCAATCCCATTGGTCGATGCCATGCCGCTGATAGACAGAAAGAACCGCCATACACAGTGCAGCGGTTACTTCGGTGCGTGCGATCACCTCTGAACGCAGAACGTCGCACACCATTGCTTGCATCGCAGCCGTCAGGGACTCGTCATCATGTCCTGCCGCGATCCCTTCCGACAGCACATGGCCCATCCGACTGGTGGCGCTCTCGATGACCTCATCTACCACCACGTCAACATTGACGACCGTGGCTGGGCCTCCGCGTGGCGCCCAGTCGTCCGTGAGGCTCGTGCCCCAGTTGTCCCATTCAGTTGATTGAGCTGCTTCTTCGAGATCGCCCAATGGAGCCGGGCTGCCGAGCTGGCGCAGACCCAACGCGGTCCCCGCGAGCGTGGCATCTGAAAGAACGCGGCGGATTGCCTGCCCAATGGCATCACGGTCAAAACGAACGTGGCCCGCTACAGCGGCTATCGCCGCAGCGACGTGTGCCTCCGCTCCTCCCGGCGCCACGCCTTCACGGACCTGGGTGGGTGCCCCGGTGCTGTCAAGAAACCCTCCGGCAATGCTCAGGTCGCTGTCAGCCACCGCTCACCACTCTTGCAGCCTTGATGGCGCTGGGCAGGCCCTCAATGTTCTGCATCGCTTTGGCGATGTAGGGAGCGTGGGCAAAGGTCACGAGATCGTGCAGGTGGTTCGCCAACTGGACCTGGCCACTCAGCCCGGCTCGGGCCGGGCGTCGGCTTTTCCCAGGGATGCGTCTCCCTTTTTCACGTGCCCCAGGAGTGCCCATTCGGTGGACTGAAGTTCAATGCGCAGAGCCGGGTTGGCCACCATGTCTGCCACATCCCACCACGCCACGTTCTCGACCTCTTGGTCGCCACTGCCGTCCAGTGAACTCCGGGCCTTACCCATCTTGATATCGGACTCGTGTGGAATCACGTAGACGAAGCATTTGTACCCGTTGGTGGTGGTCCAGGAACCGACCCACTCCCCCTTCGGCAACTTGACGTTAGTTTCTTCCTCGAACTCCCGTCGAGCAGCTTGCTTGGGCTTGTCACCGGGGTCGAGACGACCGCCAGGATACTCCCAAAGTCCAGCGGCGTGTGAGTGGTTGTCGACAGCACGCTGCACCAATAACACGCGACGAGTGTCCTCTGCCTTGAGAGCGATGCCTGCTGCCGTGATCTTGGGAGATGCTGACTTGATCGCGTCAAGGTCACCGGAGCGCCCAGCCGTGTTGAGCGCCTTCGCCAACTCGGGCTCAATGGCCTCAAACTCAAAGTCTCGCCAAGTGCCCCGGCTCATCCGGTTGGTGGCAAACTTGGTGAAGGCAGCCAACTCCTTGACCGTGTAGTTGCCGCCCTGGTTACGGCTAGAAAGTGCCGCCCCGGACACCTTCGGCGTAGGACGCGGCCGCTTGGCGTCCCTGCGTGGCTTGTGCGGCTTGTCGTGAGTGCCTGTCGCACTCAGTGGTCCTGGCTTGCGTATGGACGGCTTGGGCTTGACATCGGGATCGGCCGGTTCGTCCAAACGAGAGGATCGTTGACGGCCCTGGGACTCAGATTCAAGAGCGCGGACGGAGGCAGCATCACTCTGCTCCAGGATGGCGAGTTGCGCCTCTTGTGCTTCCAACTGCCCACAGAGGAACGTCACACCGGTCGCCGTGGTCACGCCCAGTTCGTCCGCTTCCGGTTCGCTCATCAGCGGGAGCCCACGTTCGGCCCGCACTTCGTTGCGCGTCCGAATGCCGTGGTCAACGTCAGTGGCATCGGCTTGCGATTGCGTGAGAGACGCGTCATCGTCGTTGGCTCCGCTGGCCACGATGGTGATTTCGGGTCCCATCCCCAAGAAGCGACGAGCGGCGTCGTTGATACAGTCCGCCAAGAAGTTGACGAGCGAGTCCAGGGCGAACTTGTCAGCCAGGTCCATCGTGTGCGTGTTGAACGCACCACTTTGCATGTCGGTGAGGTTTTGCGGAATGCCCATCTGGCTCTGG